TTTCTGTTAGGTCAATAATGTTTGAGTTTTGTGTCATGTCTCCAGAGTTTGTATCTGGAACTGACTCATTAACCATTTCTACATCTGAACCTATTGCTTCAGCAAAATCCCTTGCTATATCAAAATTGTCGTCTGCCATAATAAATTAAATTAAATTAGTAATAATTGCAAATATATGTATAATTTTTTTATTCTAATAAGTTTTCAGGAGATAAATCTTCTTCTGGTGCTGAAATATTTTCTTCAGTAATAGGTAGGGCCCTATCTCTCTTCTGTTCTATTAACCTAGATTGTGTTATTGCAGCCTTATCCTGACCTTTTAATTTAACCTCTCCACTAACGCTTGCAACTTTTTCTTTACCTGAATTGTTAAGAGCAATTTCTTCCATTCTTCTTTGATGTTGCATATTATCTAATTGGTCTTTTAATTGATATTCTGCTTGTAATTCCTGTATTCTAGATTGTGATTTAATTTGAGCAGACTGCATTTCTATTTGAGCCATCATTTGCAATTCTTGTTGTTTCATCATAGCTTGTTGTTCTGCAGCTTGTTGCTGAATCTGAGCATTCATCATTTGTTGCTCTTTAGCTTTTCTTTCCTCTTCTTCTTGGTATTTTCTTCTCCTGTGCATTAAAACTTGGTTGGCTAATTTAACATTTTTTATTGACCTGATAAAAATAGCATCCTCTAGTCTTAATTCCTTTTGAGCAATAGATTGTTGTATATTAGCTTCCATAGCTAATTTTTCTTCCTGATTAGGTCCTACCTCTAATAGTATACCATATTCGTGCATACTTATGTCTTTATTAGAAGAGAACATCCCCATACTAGCTTTCCCTAGTGCATTTTCATAAGACTTGTATTTAGATTTGTTCTTATACATATCTTGTAATCTTAAACAAACACACTCTGCTGTTCTTTTAGTTATTGATAAATAACCATCATTTATATTTTTTGTAGCATTATTAGATGCCATTATTTGTAACTTTTGAACACCAACCAAAGCATCACTTGAAGGCTTCGCCCCTTCCCTAGCTTCATTAACACCAGTTACATCTCTAATCATTTGTAGGTTATGTTGATATATACTAACTAATTTTTGCATATCACCACCTATACCATTTTCTAATTCTTGAACTGGAATAGTGCTCATAGGCTGACCATCATCATTTAAAGACCTATAATATATGTTACCTGTTTGGTCAAATATCTCTTGAAGCTCAAGTGGAGTAAATGTTCCACCATCACCCTTTGATACATTTTCTAATGAACCTAATTCAAAAGCAGCACCTTTTGGTCTAGCTTTAGCGATAATCTGTTGTAGTTTAAGGTGAGCAAGTTGTATTTGGTCAGCAAATGGAATCATTCTATCAACAAGAGATTTGTTGTGCATTTTATATATTCCAGGTGCGTATATAATATATGATAATTTAGTTTCAGTTAAATTAGATTTTTTTCTAACCATGTTCTTTGCCATTCCATAATTAACTAAATGGTCTGTTCCACATATCCATATACCAGAATAAACAACCTTAACAGAGGTTTTAATTAATTCTCTTTCAAATTTAGATTTTTTTGGTTTTTTATATTTAAAATCTTTTTTTCTTAATGTATACCCACCATACGAATTTTTTTTCTTTTCATATTTTAACTCATTAACAGACATAAACTCAGCATCAAGAACAGTAATCCTAAACTTATCATAATAGTATTCGTAGTTTTCTTCATTAACATATGATTCATAATTAGATACTATATTCTCATTTTCATTTTTTCCTGCAAACTTAGAAGCTATATCCTCATAGTCAGCTTCACTTAATTGGTCCCCTGCTATTCTTTTTAATTCTGCTATAGTCATTGAATAAACCTCTCCTGCGTGTTGAATATCAGAATAGTTTTCATTATTAGTAAAAGATGTTATTAAATTAGCTGGGTCTACATATTTTATTTTTATTCCTGTATTAGGGTCAAATGAAACTTTAGAAGCACCTATACCACATACAATTAAATCTCTTATCATGGATTTTTTTATACCATCATAATTGTTTTGTTCCATAACAAACTTAACTCCATTTTCCATAGCAATTTCTGAAGCTTGTTTATAAGAAATAGCCATATATATATCTAACTCTTCTTGATTGTGTGGAACGTAACCCTTATGATTAAGGTCTCTACCTAATGTTTTAGACATAGCCTCTAAATTAGGGGCTGTTAACATTTTAGCAAATAAAGAGTTTTTGTGAGCCTCTCTATCTGTTTCTGCTGCTGAATCAATAGCATTTGCTTTAACCTCGTATTCTTGGTTAGTAAAATCATTTAAAACTAAATCAACAAATTTTGGAATTATATTTACAGGAGTCCAATCTAAATTAAGGTATGATGTATCTCCTTCTACATCTAGTAAGTCTTTATATTTTCTAGTGTCTTGTGCACCTTGTGCATAACTTCTAGCTTTTGTGTATAGAGCCCTTCTACTATCTATATTTATTTCAGAGTTATCTTTCCAGTCGTAATACATTCTTTTAAAGTATGCTAGACCATATTCTTTTTTTTCTTTTTGTTTTGGGGAAACATAAGGACTTGGGTATCCACCCACTTTCTTCATTCTGTCATTTCCACCAAATAAATTTTTATACTCCATTTATTTTATTTCTTTAGATAAAAAACCTCTATTATTGTATTTTTTTACAAACTTAATAAATTTTGGCGACTCTTTCTTAATTGCAACAAACTTTTGTGAAGCAAGTAAAGCTAAACTAGAACTAATAGTCGCATCAAATTTAGTTCTATTATCAATATCAAATCTACTCCAATCATCTAATAATCTATTAAAATAGCATTTACCCATACTTCCTGTGTCTTGCTTTAAACCAACATGGTCATATATATAAGTTGCTACTGCTTCTGCTTGAGCATTAATAACAGCTACCCCTGAACCTGGTATTCCTTTAGTTACCTGTTTCCTACTAAAGTCTGTGTGTGTTGATTCAGGTCTATCCATTAAATATTCAAAATAACCTCTTCTTTCAAAATACTTTATTATTCCTATTTTATTATTTTCTACAAGAATTTGACATCCATAAAAAACACATTGTTTTATCATATCCTCATAAAATATCTCTGCCTTTGGTGGTCTATTTATATATTCACAAACAAACTGTTCTGAAGGAAAATCTTCAGACATAGAAAATTTATGATAAATATGACACGCTGCATTAGACCTTCTCCCATCTGTTGTTGTGTCATGGTCGTAAGGGTCACATCCTGCCACTAAATTAATAGCATTACCTGGTCTTTTTTTATTAAATTTGGTTACTATTAAGTTTTGCATATTAGATGGGGGAAACCAAGTTACCTCCCATTTGCCTTTTTTATTTGGTATCCAGATTACTTCACTATCCTGAACTCCACCCTTCCATATAAAATCCCCTCTTGTTGTTAAGTTATCAGTAACCTCATTATAATCAAGTTGCTGATATATTTTTTCTACATCAAAAACACTAGATAAGGAATCATTTCTAAATGCTTCTTCTGTTGTAAAAGGAAATTGTCTCTTAAATTCTGATAGAGAGTTTGTGTTATTTTTTAAACCCTCCCTTCTATTTATAATATAATCTTTAGCACCAACCCCTATCTCAACATCATCAATTCCCATTATAGGAGTTTTAGGTGTGTCTATAATAGATTTTCCATATTCATCAATAAACCCCTCTAAATTTTCATAAGATGGGATAAACAAAGAATATAAACCTGATTTAGTTCTTCTGTTTAAATCTTTATCTTCTACGTTTGAATCATAATATATATCTTTATATTCTAATCCTCCATCTTCAAGTTTATTAGCAGTAGAACCCATCATACATTTACCTACAATTTTTCTTCCAAGTAATAGGCAGGTTTGTGTTACCCTCCAATTTTTAGCTATTGATGTAGAACCTGTCCATTTACCAGCCTCATCATGGACTAATAATTTTAGTTTCATACCATCATAACTATTATCTGCAGTATTCCTCCAATCTATAACAGAATTTAAAGCTTCTGATTTTTCTATGTGTTTATTCTTTTTTGTTATTTTCTTTGCTGGTTCTCTAAATGCTAATTCAACCCTTGGATTACTAGAACCATCTTGAATTGGTTGAAAGAAAAAAGGATACCTCCTATATATTCTAACAACCTTATCTGTAAACATGCTTTTAGCGTCACCACCTGTTTTAGATAATAAACCAAAGTTTGAATCATAAATCTGTGTTGCTTGATTAACCATCTCAGAACTAGCCATATAAGAAAAACCAGACCTCCTGTTTTTAAGAAAACACATTCCCATACAATCAGGGTCTAATTTACAAGCTTCCCAAAAAATAAAGAACTTTCTATTAGCATCCCTATAATCAGGATAACCAATATCTATATGAGACCATTGTATGAACATATAATGACTACCAGTTATATAAGTTGGTTCACCATTGTTCATAAACCATAACCCATCTCTTCTTCTTTTAAATTCCTCCTCTATGTATTCATAATAATCAGAGGCGTTTTCTCTAGTTAAACCACTAGGCATTTCTTGCCTAATCCACCTTTGCTCCTTTTTCTTTTTATCAGAAAAAAGAATTTTCTTTTTAGGTGGTTTTTTAGGAAGTTGTATTCTTAATCCTTGGATTTCTATAACTTCCCCTAGATTTTTAGAATTTAATTGAATTGTATTAGGCATAATAAAAAAATCCCATATATGCAAATATATGAATAAAATTTTATCTTTTAGCGAATTTCTCAGCTAACCCACTTTCAAAATCCCTTTCCTCTCTTAATTCTGCCTCACTATTTGATAATTGAGCTTCTAACTTAGATATTCCTATTATAATTTCTTGAGCATCCACAAAGCATTCTTTTTTTGCTTTTATTGCATTTCGTCTTTTTTCATCAGATAAATCAACATCTAATGGTTTTTTTATATCATCTATAAGTATGGATACAGCTTCCTTAGATGAATCTATTAACTCTTGTAAAGTTCTTTTTATGTAATTTTTATTTGTTTCTTTAGCCATTTTCTACTTTTGCTAATATATCTACGTTTCTCATTCTTAATAATTTTTCACCCTCTATCTTCATTTCGTATTCAGAGTTTGTAGAAAACAAAACCTCATCTCCTTCTTTTATTCCTTGGGCTTTTAACCAGGGATTCATGTTTCTCACATAACCCCTTAGTGTTACGTCTTCTACATCAGGTTTAAAATATATTCCACTTTTTGTTTTTATATCATCTTCTGATTCCCTTCTTTGTTCTACAAAATTCCAGTGATTTAACATTTTTATCTTTCCTTTTCTCACTCTAGCATATATATAGTCCCAATGAACCTTGTATAAGTTTTCTTTTTCCTCTAGTGTAAATAAGTGTTCACTTTCGTAATCTTTCCATGAGGCTTCTCCAAATTTTTTACTTATATTTAGATTTCCTGTATTAGCTGTTATAAGATGATGAAAATAAACTTTATCACCAACTTTAACATCAAAGTCTAAACCCTCTGGTAACCATTCTGGAACCTTATAAACAATTCCATACTGTCTAGCGTGTTTTAATGGTTCATAGGTAATGTTTATTTTAAACTCCATTCCATTAAATTTTATAGTATCCTCGTAGGGTTTTTCAACCTCTACAATAAAGAAATTCTTGGGTATTCTTAGGTTTTTCATTTTATTTAATTTACTTCGTACTCGTCTTTGTAGTCAATATTGTATTCTACACCTGTTAATTCAAAAAAAGCTTTCCATAATTCTGATGTTTCAGAACCCTCTCTTTTTATATATATATTGAATTTTAACATCTTGTACCTTATAAAATACATTTCGTCTTGAACTATTGCTGAGATTTTTGCTTGGCCCCTCATTATTGGTTGACCAACCACATAGGTAATTCCATTTTTTATATCACCTATTACAATTTTTCTTATTATTCCATTAATTATTTCCATTACGCTTCAGGTTTTTTATTTTCTATATTAAAAGCATTAAATAGCCTTAATTTATCATCTAATTCTTCTTCTTCTGTTTGGAAAGGTAATTTTTCCTCTGGGTATAAATTATTATCAGTTACAACACCTAATGTTTTTGAAGCTATATCATCACTTACATTTGTAATAACATCTGAACGAAGTTCATTGAGTGTTTTCCCAATAACTATATAAGAAAATATAAATCTTATTTCTTCTCCTCTCATAGAATTTAATAAATCTTCTATTTTTTGTATTTTATTTTTTAGACTTTTTTTCAAAATATTTTACTTCTAACTCTTCCATTGTGTTTATTGATTTTCCATCTTCCACAACAAAACCCCCCATTTCAATAATTTCTTTATCACCTTCATACGAATCATTTTTTTCTTTAATTAAAGCAACTTTATATAATATAAGATAACCTATTAAATCAGATAATGTGTCTTCTGTTTCGTCATTAACACCTACGTTTTGTATACGCATTAGTTTATCATCTATTCTTGAACCTAATGATTCAAAAACATCACCTTGTGAAAATACATTTTTTGGGCTTAAGGCACTGTTTCCATATGCTCTGTTTTTCTCTAGTAATAGTTCTTTAATGTCTTCTGTTACTTTTTCTATTAGTTTTTCTACTGTCATAATATATTAAATTAAATTTCAATAAATATACAAAAAAAAAGACTACAAAAAGTAGCCTTCCTTTAAAAGTTATAAACAGAATTATACACCAGCAATAAACAATTCTACTTCTACAGAGTTGGAGCCTGAATCAACAACTATACTGGCTAAATCTTCTAAAGAAGCAAATGCTGGTGAAGTGTCTGCCTCTCCTAACATAAAATCCTCAACCTTACCTAAAGATAGACTTTGGCCTGGTTGTAGCACAATTTGAAAATTATCAGACGCCCCTACGCAAGCAAGGTTTATAGTGTTAGATGAATCTAAATTAGTTACTCTAACGTACCTAGTGTCTTCAACATCAAACGCCTGAACAGAAGTATGAACTGATGCTGCAAAAGTAGCTATTGTTGTGTCATGATTTGCAGGTATAGTTATAACCCTTTTGGAAGCCTCATTTATTCCAGTTATTGTAAATGATTTAGAACCACCATATTGATGTCCTTTTACTGTAATGTCTTCTCTTATTGTTACTGTTAAATCTGCCATAATTATTCAAATAATTTTCTACTAATTTTTTCATAATGAACAACTAAATTTCTAGCTGTTGTATTTGTGTGTTTTTGAATACCAATATAAGGTATTAAATCCACATCATTTGTAAGTGCTGCACTAGCTGTTGTAGAGGTTGCAGCTTTAGTACCAAATAAATATAAATCTTCATCATCTGCTACTGCATGAGTACAACTAGATAATGTTAGTGTTGTTGTTGCTACTGCAGATACTGTACCCACTATGTTTCCATCTGCATCTGAAACCACATCCCCAACCACGAACTTAGTTGTAGCATCAGTTCCATCTACAGTCATAGCTACTGTACTCCCAGATGTACCATAACCACCTGCATTATTAACATTAACTCCTGTGTCTCCATTAGACACTGTTGCTACTCCATATTGAACATCATTAATAAATATAGTTACTTGTCTTGAAGCATCTATAGATATTCTAAATCTGTAACTTGTGTCTGTTGCTACTGATAAACCAGTGTTAACTATATAATCAGTACCACCAATACTATGACAAAAATGCCAAGTATCTGTTACTGTTTGGTAAGTTAATAGTGTTTTAGAGTTGTCATAATAAAAATATGCTTGGTCATTATCTATAGAAGTTCTACTGTCGTTGGTTAGTTTAAGACCTGCATATATTCTGTGGTCTGCTATATTTGAATCTGTTGTTATAGCACAAGACCATTCTACACTATTTTCTGTTCCCCATAAAACACCAGTCCAAGCTGTTTGAGCCCCAGCATTTTGAGCAGTCAAATAATCTAAATGTGGAAGAATAATCATTGAGTCAGCAGCATTACCACCATTTGTTTCTAGGTTTATACCAGCTTTAGTTGCGTTATAAGTTACTTTAGCATCATCTGCGTTTGTTCCTAACAACTCAAAATGTCTGTTTGCTTTAACATATTTAGCTAAGGCAACAGCGTCATTTGCATCAGCATCTATAACCATTGTGGCGTTTGATTGAGGTTTTCTACTAAAATATTCTTCTAATTTATATCTTTCTGATGGCTCTATAATCACATCTGAAGAAATAGAACCTGTAGCTACTATATTACCAGCTACATGTAAAGTGGCTGTTGGTGAAGTGGTTCCTATACCAACATAACCTGTGCTAGCAACCCTAAGCCTTTCTGTTACAGTACCATTAACTGCTGTTTCAAAAGCCATATAAGCATCTTGTGTAGATGTAGTTGATGTCCAATCTGACTCTGTTCCTACAGATATTCTACCTGCATCAGCAATAGCTGGAGTAGAAGCGTCATAATAAAATTGATTAAACAGAATACTTGTTTCTGTTCCATCCATGTCAGCATTACTAATAGAATTAGTTAAAGCTAACATATCTATATTTCCCTTAGCACTACCACTAGCTTTAATTTCTAAAGTATTGTTAGGTGCTGAGGTACCCATACCAATTCTTTTATTGTTTCCATCTACAGAAAATAAAGTGGTTGAATTACCATATATATCAAATGCTTGAGTAGCACTTCTAGCTTCAAAATAAAATTTCTTATCTGCATCACCAAAATGAATAAAACCAGTTGTTAAACTGTTTTGCCCTATACCAATAGAACCTGTTCCATCACCTGCTTCATTATTTATTATTGTTGAACCATTACCACTATGAGCTGTTGGGTCTATAGCTATATAAGTTTTACCAGTAGTTTGAGCTGTTGTTGAACCTGCACTACCACCACCAACTGTTGCTGCTGGATTACAGTCACCAGCACAAAAACCAAACGTGTTCCCTTTACCAGCTATTAATGATACATTGGTTCCATTGTCTATTCTAAAGGCATTTGTGGTACCATTTATATCAAGTTTATAAGATGGTGCAGCCCTACTTACACCAAGAGATGTAGCAACATTAACTTTATTTGTAGCTATTTGTAGGTCACTATCATTCCCAGCTCCATCCTGTAAAGCTGTTACAGAAGAAGTCAATGTAGAATCACTATTAGTTTTTAATAAACTTGTATATCTACCTGCTATCGTTTGTCCTGATAATGTACCCATATTTTATATTTCAAATCCAAAGTTTAATATCATAAATCTAAGTCTTCTACACTCACATGTGCTTTCGCATTTATCTCCACAGAAATCAATCTCAAACACTGTTAGATAACCTAGTCTTATTTGTATTATAAATTTGTTTTTTTTGTTTCGTTTATTCCAAGAATTTATCCAGTTCATAATTAATTAAATTTTGCTAACATTAATTTATCTATATTTTTTTGTACTGTTTTTGAATCAGCCTCTAACTGAAACATAACATTTGGTACAAATCTACTCTTTTCTTCTCCATTTTCAAAAATAATAAGTGTTGGAATTGCTGTAATACCAAACTCAGATTGTAAACCCATGGACTTTGATATATCCACCATATAATAAGAACAATCATTTAATTCGTATTTAGCTGCATTTGCAGAGTTCCAATCAGCATAAAATTCTATCACCACAATATCTTTTGCTACAGCATCATTAAAATTATCTGGCGTTACAAATTCTTGAGCTTCACAAGTGCTTATAGTAAACACTAAAAGAAACATAATTAAAAGTGCTAATTTATCTTTTAAGGTCATTTTTTTAATTCTTTTAGTTCTTCTTTTATTTCTTCAATTTCCTTTACTACATTGTCAATAGTTTGACGTGCCATCTCATCTTTCATATTAAACTCCATTCTTGTTGGAGGCCATGTCTGTGTAGCAGCAGGGTCTGCCATATCTATAACATATGTTCCTGTTCCTGGTTTAGGTTTTTCTAAAGCTTCTTCAACCTTAACCTCAAGTTCTATAAATTTATTATTTATGTTTGTAATCATACCATAATAACCAGCTATACCAGCAGCTACACCAGCAATAATCCAAACAAGAGTTTTAATACTTATGTTAAACTTGCTATCTTCTGAAAGTTCCTTTGCCATACATTCCTCCTTTTAAATAGTTAATTTTTTTTGTTATTGCACCATGTTTAGCGTGCATAGCAGCCCTTTTCCTTTTATTCCATTCAAACCATTCTTCTGAACGCCTTGGATGAGGATTAGGTCCTGAAAAATCATCTGCAGGAGGAGGAGTTCCACCACCAGTATCAGTAGTAGTTTCCCCATCAGTGTCAGGGGGAGGAGTTCCACCACCACCTTCATCAGTTGTAACATTAGAATCTGAAGGGTCTTCTGTTTCTTGTTCTGGACCAGTTTGCTCTTGCACTGTCGCAGGAGTTGCTTGACTTTCGTACCATTCTTTTCTTAACCTTTTTCTTCTTTGTGCTCTAGTTTCTTGCACTGGTGGTTTTTGCTCTGTACCTGGTTGAGTAATACCTTCTTCAGTAGTACCTTCTTCAGTAGTGCCTTCTTCAGTAGTGCCTTCTTCAGTTTGTGTTTGTGTTTGATTTTGTTCTCTTTCTTTTTTAATAGCCTCTATTTCGTGTGGAAATAACATTTTTCCTTCAAACTCTACCCTGTCAGCTGGAGTCAAAACTTTAGGTTTAGTTTCTGTGCCTTCTTGCTCTGATTCAGTTGAGATTTCACCCCCACCAGTTTCAGTAGCATCACTACTGGTCTTTGTAGGGTCTTTCTTTTTCTCTGAAGATTCTTGGTTTGTATATTCGTCAGAAAGAAAACTTCTATTCTCTGGAGTTATATTTATATCATATTTTCTTGAAATACTATCAATTAACTTTGATTCATTCTCTATAACACCTGTGTCTTCGTCCTGCATCCATCCCCCCATTATGTATCGTTCCTCAGGAGTCATTTCATAAATATCATCTCTATCTTCTGCTTCTTTTATTTTCTCTTTTATTTCTTTTTTAATCTCACTGATTTTTGCTCCTAAACCAGAATAGTGATAACCAGCAAATGATTCTGGATTATTCAAATAAGTATCATACTGAGACATATCTGCACCTGATTCGTTTTGTTTTAGTAGTTTTCCTGTTAAAACTTTTGTGTTTTTCTTAAAACGATAAAAATCTCTTGACTGTCTAGAGTTACCAGTTCGTTGCAAATAATCCATACCAATATTATTTAGATAACTAGATGGCATATCTTGAAAATATAAATCTTTTTCTTGTACCTGTCTTGTTAGAACCTTTCCTTCATATTCTGTTCCTTCATTTTCTTTTAGAATAGCCTCTCTTAACCATTTATCTTTTGCTATTTTTATTTTTTGTTCAATTTCTCTTATATCTATGTTACCATATTCTTCAGGGTTATGTTTAGCCATGTGTCTAAGAAAATCTACAATATTATTCAAATTTCCTTTATCTTCGTAATTTCTATTTCTATGTGTTGGGAGTTTTATACCATACTTTTCATTATATCTACTTAAAGAGTTTGCTAAACCATCAGGTGTACCACCCTCTTCATAAGCTTTTGCGTATCTAGACATTAATGTACCACCATGCTTCATGTTTTGACCTCTAGCATTTGGATGTTCACCATCTAATTTATCTACAGATTCAGTAAATTTTGATATATCACGCCATTTTTCAGTCCCCTTTTTTCTCGCAAACCACTTACCATCAATAACTTTATATTCCCACTTTCTATCGTGTTTTAAATTATATATTTTACCACCCTTTTTATCATCCTTTTTATTGTCTTTTTGGTTGTTATTTTTATTATTGTTATCCTTTGTTTTGGTTTTTGTAGATATTTCAGATTGTTTTGTTCCAGATGCTAATTTACTAAGCTCCTCACCTGTCATTTGAGTTTGAGGTTTAACATCTTTCCTTGTAAATCTCTGAGGACCCTTACTTTTACCATAAGCCTTTTCAGACAATTCTTCATCAGACATTTGAGTTTGAGGAACATAACCACCTTTCTTATAAGTGTTTTTACCTCCATACATAAATTTACTTAGTACCTTCATTATTTTTTACTTTTTTTATTTGCAATTATTATTACAGCCATTCCTCCTTTCTTAACCTTACCACCATGTTTCATTGTTCTTGGCAGTTCTCTTGTCGTAGTCTGAACTGGGTTTTTCCTTCTTTCTTTCATTTTTTGCCTCACCCTTTTTCTTCCTTCTTCTGCTTTTCTGTTTCTTTTCTCACTTCTAGTTTCAACTGTAGAAACTTTTCTTTTACTAAAAATATTTGAGTCTTTTGACCTATACTTAAAAGTAGATTCATGAGGTTTAATAGGGTCTTTACCTTTTTTTTCTCTTCTTACATTCTTTTTTTTCCACTTTTCTCTTGCTTTACGAAATTTTTCACTATATGATTTCCTTGTAAGCATACCTTTCTCTCCTTTGATGTCCTGTTCATATGGTGCTGTGTAATGAGGGTCTTTTTTTCCTCTCTGTAGTGGCTCACTTTTCCCTACCATTTCATGAGGTGGCCTAGTTTCTCTCATTCTGTCTTTTAACCATTCTTTTCTTAACCTTTTTTTTCTTTGTGCTCTAGTTTCTATACTTGTGTCTTGTGGAGTTTTGATTTTACTTGTGCTTCCACCTTTTCTTTTAAAATCTTGTCTTTCTCCTTTCTTTCTTATATCATCTGCTAATCCTCCCTCATCATATCTTCTTCTACCCCTCGCTGTTCGCAGTTTTCTATCCACCCTTCTGCTGTGTCTTCTTTGTTGTCTATCTAATCTTCTAGATTCTCTTTCACTTCTTCTTTCACTTCTTCTTTCTTGTCTTATTTCCTGTCTTTCGCTTCTTCTTTGACTTCTTCTTTCCTGTCTTGCAGCTCTTCTTTCTAGTCTAGCGTCCTGTCTTACTTTTCTCCTTTGATTTCTAGCTTCTATTCTTTGCATCTTTCTTTGATGTCTTAATTGTCTTCTTGTTGGTGCTGGTGCTGTCTCTGTTCCTGTTTCAGTTCCTGTTTCTGTTCCAGTCTCTGTTCCAGTCTCTGTTCCTGTTTCTGTTCCTGTTTCTGTTCCAGTCTCTGTTCCAGTCCCTGTTCCTGTTCCAGTTTCATTTTCTGTTGCAACTGTTTGGACTGTATGTCCACCTCCATCTGAAGGTTCTAGTTCTACATCACCACCTTCTTCAAACTTTTTAGCATATCTTTCCATTAGAGTACCACCACCTTTAAAATCAGGCATGTTCTCTAAATCCTCCATCATTTTTCTTTTGTTCTCTTTTAGTTTTCTTTTTTCCTCTCTTAGTTTTCTTTTATCTTCCTTTGTTTGGTTTTTGATGTTTTTCTTTTCTTCTTTCTTTTTTTGATTCTGTCTCTTGTTGGCATCTTTTCTCCAATCTTCAACTATTTTTTCATACTGCTTGTCTAATTTTTCTTCTTCCTTTAGTTTTCTCTTTTTATCTTTCTTTCTGTTTTTTGCTAATTCCTTTTGTCTTTGCTCTCTTTCTTTCTGTGTTTGTTTTTGTTCTTTATCCTTTTGTCTAGATTCTTTTCTATTTCCTCTATCTACTATTCTTTTTATTCTTCTTTTATACCTTGGTTCTTTATCCTGCTTTTTGTCCTCTTTGTTGTCATCTTTTTTATTAACAGTAATTAGTTCGTGTATATTTCTCTCCTTTGTAGGAATTTTTTTAATTTCTATTTTTTTTGGTTTGTTTTGTTTCATCCATTCCTCATGCTCTTTGGATTGTCTACTTTGAGTCTTTCCTGATTTTACTTCCTCTCCTGTCATAGTGTTGTAAAATTTTCCTTGAAACACAAACCTTCTGTCCCCCATATTTCTAGCCTCTCTAAACGCTTTGTCAAATGCTATTCTTGTTTTACTTTTTGCCATAATTTTTATTTTTTATACTTATATTACTTTTCGTATCTTCTATAGTTTATTCTATCCTGTCTTCTTTCTTGTCTATCAGATTGCCTGTCCATTTTTCTTTCCTGTCTAGCAGTTTCTCTTCCCATTTTTCTTTCCTGTCTAGCACCTTGTCTAGCCATTTTTCTTTCATGACGAAGTCTAGCTCTTTCTGAAGCAGGCCTATCACCCCCTCCAAATAATTTCATTTTAGAACCTACATCAAACATATCTGAGAAAGATGGTGGTGTATACTGATAGGTTCCACCTTCATCATATTTTCTTTTGGATAGGGACCTTTTCTTTCTTTTAGCGTATCTTTTTGCTTTTTTAATCCCCTCTTTGGTATATGCAAATTTCTTTTTACCTACTGTTGGCATAATTTATATTTTATCTTCTTTTTTTTCTAGTATTTTATAAAATCTAGTTACTAATAATTTTCCCCTCTGGGAAATCATATATTTTCTAGCTCTTTGCTGAGCTCTCTCTTGATATATTGCAATATAGCCTTTATTTTTTAAATTAGGCATATTATATACCAAGAATGTTCTTGAACAGGGATAGTTGTTAGCTATATAACCCCCTGTGAAATACTTTAAATCGTACACAAAGAACAAAAATTCTATATCTGAAACCTTCAGATTATAGTTATCCCTGAAAAAAAATAGGGTATCCCTATAGTGTTTCAGGTAATTATTTTCTTGCATTTAATTGAATTGAATAACAAATATAAATAAATATTTCTTATATTTAACAAAAAATAATTTATAATCATAAAAATTTATACAAAATGAACTCAGGTAAAGGAAAATATTATACAATAGAAGTAACTCCAACTTGTCACACATCAGAGGTAGATGATAATGACAATTTATTTTTATGGACTGAAATACCAAATGCTATTCCAAGAGGACATGGTTCAACATCTTTATTAAGAAAAATAACTATGATGGACGCTGATGACAATGCTGTTGATGTTGAGTTATTTTTTGCTCAAACAAAAGATGCAGCAGCATCAGTAACTGGAGCTTTAGGTGCTGCCACTACTCTAACAAATATGACTGATGCAGAGATTTCAACTTTAAAACCTTTATTTAGACACGTTGTTGACACTGACCAAATGTCACGTTGGGACGCTACAGATAATATAATGTATGTTAATACTGGAGACCATGTTGCTTCTGCTGCAGCTATTGCTAACAGGATGGGTTATGCTTGCTATTCTTTTGCTACAGCAGAACAAATAGGGGCAGGTAATGCAAATCCAGGTTCTATTTATTTCATGGGTGTAGCAACTGCAACAAAAACATATACAGCTTCAGGGTTAAAATTTATATTTACATTTGAATCATAAAACATTCTTAAATGGGAGCAAAACACTTACTTCCTAGATTTAATACATTTTCAGGAGCTGCTCCTGATATAGGTTCTAATACATTAATGGTTCACAGCACTAATCAATATGGCATGGGAACAGACCAGGTAGCGAGATGGGGGACTGTTTATGCTGCAACAGGAGATTTTTCAACCAAGATGACTTCACCATATTTTGCACCTACTTCTGCTAATTTTATATCATATGAGGGTACTGAAAATGAACATGAAACAACCATGACTATTACTGACCCAACAGCAGACAGAACAATAACATTCCCTGATGCTTCTGGGACAGTAGCTTTTACAAATCAAGTATTGTCTTTTGATGGCTCTACTTCAAATGGAATTTGTACTTATAAAGACGCTGATGAAATAAGCGTTGAATCCACATTAACATATAATGGTGAGCTTTTAAATCATTATTTAACTCCATCTAATGGGTTTACTGCATTTGTATCTACGTATATTCCTGCAACTGGTTGGGCTTCTGGCTCAAATGATGCAACTGGACAAACTGTTTTATTTGTTAATGGTAGAAACACAGCAAGTGGTGAAACAAATAGTTATAAAGGTTTATATCTAATTATTACTGATACTGCTACCCATGTTGGTACAACATCTTATATTGGTTTAAAAAATTTAATTGATTTTGTTAACACAAATGGAACACAGGAGGTTAAAGGTATTGAAAATACAATAACAGATTGTGATACAGCATCTTTATATGGAATATGGCAACAGGTAGAAGATGGTGGAACTGATTTATATTTTGAAAGTTCTGATACAACTACTAATGATTATTTTTCAATAGCAACTGGAGCTAGTGGTGCAACAACTATAACAACTGTAGATGGTGGTGGAGCTGGAGCTAATTTAACTTTTACTATAGATGGTAACATTACACTATCAACACCTGATGAACATTATTCTACATCTATTGATAGGCGAAAACTTACTGTTACTAGCTCTACAGATGATGACCATAATGGAGATGTTGTTTATTTTGGAGGGGGAAGTACCACTAAGGGGGATATATGTTATTTAAAAACTGATGGAGAGTGGGCAAGTGCTCAAGCAAATGCAGAAAATACATCAACATCATTATTAGCTATAGCACTAGGAACAGACCCAGATACAGATGGTATGTTGCTTAGAGGAATGTATACACTAGACCATGATGTAGCAAACAATCAAGGTGTTCCACTTTATTTATCAGATGGGACAGCAGGTCAAGCAACTGTTACAGCCCCTTCTTCTAATAATGATGTAGTAAGAGTAATAGGATATAACATGGGGGATGATGACCAAATATGGTTTTGTCCTGATAATACATGGGTAGTAGTAACTGCATAAGATATGGCAACAGCAATTTTAAGACCAACTTCAACACATACCCAAACAGGATGGGCTGCAGACCCAATAGCTACTGCTGCTGATAACAATACAGCAACAGGGGTGTCACAGAATAACGTAACCTGTCAATGGACTGCTGTGTTAGCTGATTTAGATTCATCTCTTAGTGGGGCAACAATAGATAAATTTCAAATATCAGCACATGCAAAAGCTGGTAGAGCAGGTGTTTGTAGTGCTGTATTACAATTAATTCATAATACTGATGGGGCCTTTGCTCTTGAAACAGAATCCTGGGGTGCAATACCACAAACAAAAACAACATCAGCAGTAACAACACAACAAGATGGTTCATCTGCTTTAACTTACGCTTATATAAATAATTGTAATATAAAGATAGACCCAAACAATCAAGGTATAACATTATACGAATTATATTTAACAGTAACTTATACACCAGCAACAGGATATGGGCATGAGGTAAATAATGTAGCAGCAGCCAGTATAGGAAAAGTAAAAGGTGTGGCAACAGCAAGTATTGCAAAAGTAACAGGTGTAGACTAAATAATAGTATTGTAATTACTGTTAATGACTAAAATTCCCTATATTTACTCAAATTTTAATATTATGAAAAAATTAATTCTACTCTTATGCTTAATAAGCATTTGTGCCAACGCACAAATTAAAAATTTTTTTAAATACTCTACATTCTACGCTTCTGCATCTATGAGTTCTCCATTTATGGAAAGAAATGATTATATTGCAATAGATAAAGGCTACGAGGATGTTACAAGAATACACGACTATGACTACAATGTAACATTTGGCCTCAGGAAAATAGCAAGATTTGATTATGAATATAAAGTTAAAACGTGGTATTATGGTACTGAAAGAGCTGTTGCAGATAACGTCCTTATTGGTAATGCTGTTGGTTGGGAGTATCTTCTTAATTATTCTTTTATACGCAGTCGTGGTGAGTCATTTACTGACCAAAATTTTTGGGTTAGGTACTTGGGTGATAAGTGCGTTACTAAAGCACAATACACAGACAATCAAAAGGTTAAATTAAAATATACCTCTTTAGATACTAGATATAGAATATCTAAAGGCAATTGGGATATAACTGCAGGTGCAGCTTTTAGAGTACACCCTGCTTATGGATTTTTACCAATTCGTGACTTCTGGGTTCCAGGAGAAAATACATTTAATGATTTAGCTGCTGATTTTGGTTATTCTACCCAATATGTTAATGGTGATTGGCATTGGTTTAATAATGATGAATTAATAGCAACTTCTAATGATGAGTTTTTTAATCATTATTTTGGAGACGCAGTAGCTTCTTTTAATGAAAGAGAGCTTGATAGGCTTGGTTTACAAAAAGAAATAAGCTTAGTGTTTGGACTTGCTTATTATAAATACTCTGAAAAGTTTTGGTTACACGCATGGGCTAATGTATTACCATACCATTATGGTTTAGATGATTATTCATTTGAGTATAGTCAAGACAACTTAGAGTGGATGGAATGGGATACAGGAATGATATTTGGTTTGCGAATCAATAAACATTTTGGTATCTTTATAGAAGGGACGCACCAGAGGTACTGGATGAAGCCAGTATATGAGTGTAAGTTTGGGTTTAATTATTTAATATTTTAGCTATGAAACAATATTTATTTTCACTACTACTATTTATAGGTTCATTTTCTTTTGGACAAGATTATGATTATCAACAACTTTGTATTAAT